CCATTCTTGTAAATAGGTTTGTCCGTAGTTTTGTAATGGCAGCAATCCTTCATAGTTAAGTAAGATATGCTCAAATCCAGCATTTTTAATGTGGTCTATACAATCTCTTAGACTGTACTTTTTGTAATCGCAGCAAATTACTGCTACTAAGATTTTTTTATCCATTGTTAGTTGTGTTTAGCAAAAGTAATATTTATTTATTTATTTAATAAATCTATCTAATAAAATATGTATGAGCTTGCAGCTTTACAAGCCTTTTTAAATAAGTTATAATCTATAAAATTATCTTCTTTACTTTCAAAATTGTATGCACTACTCCAAAAGTTACCATATTTATCTGCTATCAAATTAACAAATGGAACAACATTATTGATTGTGCTATTAGCAAACAAGTATGTTGTATTTACATTTGGTGTTGCAACTAATAATAAAAGCCAATACCTGCCTTTGGCAAATTCATTGAATGTATTAATATTTTCATCTACCTCAATAATACTTGGCTTTACTTCGCAATAAATTCCATACTCAGGCAAGTAGAAATCTGGCAAATACCATTCTCTGTTTTCTAATTCAAAACCTTCAAATTCATATAAATATTTAATTCCTACTTGGTCAAAAAATACTGCCCATCTAGCTTCTAATCTTGACCTAAACTTAATGTTGTTATAGGTTGTTGGTATTGTCTTTATCATTTAAAAAGGTATTTTGGTTTCAAATTCTGTTTGCTCGAATCTTTTATTTGGATATACAACTTCAATTCCATTTAAGGTATTTCTAATGTAAGGCATCCTATCTATTTCTCCTACATAATACCTTCTACTTATTGGGTCGTAGTTAAGTTCTATTTGCCCTGTGTTACCCCAATGCTCAAACTTTACTTTTTGCACGTTTAAAAAGGTTTTATTTGTTTCAAAATCTCTGTAAACACTAAGCCCTGAATCTGCCTTGTTGTAAAAGTTTGCACTACCTGAAATGTCGTATAATGTAGGAACCTCATATTTAAGCCCATCTTTTTCTTTTCGCATTTTAGTTGGATGTGCTACCAAGAAACAATGAACGTGATGCAATTCGCAAAACACCGCTATCTTGTCTAATACCCTACCTATGTATGTAGTTGAATCTTCTAAGTGTTCTAATTTGTTCCAGGCATCAATTACAAAGAATTTAATCCCCTTGCGTCTTTTTAACTGCAAAACACTTCCTAAAATAGAATCTATCGTGTAATCCTTTTCGGGTTTAATAAACCAAAACAATTCATCTAAAAACTCTTTAACCATATTTAGTTCTGGTCTGCTAAGTCTATGTGGTCCATCCCAACTTTTGCCCGTTAAGATTTGCGCTATCTTACTAAAATGTAGTTTTGTAGGTTTGTTCTCTGGCGAATAGAATGCACCTGCCCACGCCTCATTTAAAAGCAATCTAACTAAAAGAAAGTCAAGTAAAGTTGTTTTTCCGTGTGATGGGATTCCTGTTAAGATAGTAATGTAACCTTCATGAAATGACAATAACCTATCAATTTCACTTATACCTGTTTTTGCTCCTTTCGGTAATCCGTTTAAATAAAAATCATCTATCTCATCCGAAAAGTCTGTAACGGTAAAACTTCCCTCTAATGGAAATTGAATAGGATTTAAAGCATAGTTTAAAGTTTTTTCAGCACCATGTTTTTGTAAACACTCATTAGCATCCTTACAATCCCCAAAAACTATGAAATCACAATTCTCAATCCCAAATCTTTCTGCTAAATCATTTTTAAGTTTTCTTCCTGCTTGGTCATTATCTGTACAAATGTGAAATTTAGTAATATGCTCAATCTCTGATAAGCAATTTTCTAGGTAAATTAAATTATTATTTCCAAGTTGCGCACCATTAGGAACAGAAATTACATTAATTAGCCCTATTTGGTGAAGCGTAATGCAATCAAATTCACCTTCGCATACATACACCTCACTTTGATTTTTTAATGCGTCTAGGTTGTAAAAAATTAATTCAGCATCTTTTATCAATTTAAAGTTTTTTTCTGCATCCCTAAATTTAGTGTTGACTAATTCACTTTCTCTAAAATAATTAAAACCAATTGTGTTTACCTCTGCACTTTTTTGAGGCATCCACTCACGCTGCGATGTAATTTTAAAATAATTTAAAGTTGCTTGTGATATTCCTCTGTTTGCAAACCACGCTAATTCCTTTTCGTTTAAATTAGTTTTGTTACTGAATATCGGTTTAAAGTATTCTTTTTTAACTATTTCCTTTAAAACTCCACTCCAAGAGCAATGGTGACAATGCCAAGTTTTCTTATCTAGGTTAACTGATAAACATTTGTCTTTCTTTTTTTTCCTAGTGTGGCTGCATTGTGGGCAAATGGTTACTACCTCGCCAGATACCCTACTTGTTTTCAGGTCTATTCCGTAATCTGAGTATGTCATTATCTTGGAAAGTTTACTTTAAATGCCGAAATAGGATTATCTTTTTTTATGTACGGCAATGTATTTACTATCTTTAATTTCCAATTAGTAATTTTATTATTATTGCCATCATGCCAATCATTAGCTACCCAAGAATCATATTTTTGTTTAATAGGCTTTTCTAATTTTAAATTAGTTTCGTCAATACTTAAAACGTATTCAAAAAAATCAATAAAGGATGGTATAATATTACTTTCTTTTTCTTTTATTTCCTTTTCTTTTCTTTTCTTTGTTGGATTTTGTTGAACACTTGTTAACACTTGTTCAGCATTTGTTGAACTTGTGTTGCGTTGTTCAGCACTCTTTTTACCTGCAAATGAACGCTTTAATGAAATATCGTTTCTTTTGTCAATATTTCTATTTACTCGCTCACTATAAAAGTATTCTCCATCTGAAATAAGTAGTTCAACATCATTAATGCAGAAATTTAAAAACTCTTGCACTTGCTCAACACTTGTTGACATTTGTCCAGCAATTGCTAAAATAATATATTTCTTGTGTTGGATTTTGTGTTGCTCATCTGAATGCAACATCTCAATAATTCGCCACCATAAGCCGTAACCTATGCCTCCAAATTTATGAAGTAGCGCTTGAATTTTTGGGTCAGCAGTCGGCTCGTAGTCGTGCTGAAAGTAAAATGTATCTTTCATTATCAGGATTTTATTTGTGCAGGAGAAAAAATGAAAAGGAAAGGTTCCTGCAACCTTTTACGCCCATGCCTGAGCAACCTTTTACAAAGATAATAATTTATAAATAAATTTCAAGCATTTTATTGTACTTAGTCCTCAAAATAATTCTTTCATCTGGAGTTCTAGGCAATTTTACCGCCTTATTCAACTCAATTAATTCTTTTACTGCTTTCTTAGCTATTTTAGTGCGTTCTGCGAGTTCATCTTTATTTAGCTTAACACTTGGATAGATTACGTTTAAATCATCCATAAAAGCCATTTGTGAATCTCCAAAGGTTTTAACCACTCCTTCTCGATAATAAACTAGGTTGCCTGACTTTGGGTTATTGCATTGAGCGCATTGTCTAAAGTTGTTATGCAAGTTAAATCTTAGGTTATCCCATCCGCCCACACTTCGGTAGTGACCTGCTTGGAAGTGACCATAGTCAATATCGCAACTAATGCAATTACACTTCTCATCAATAAGCCTCACAATCTTGTTTACTTCGATTTGCAACTCCTTTTTAAACTCGCCTAAAGTCTTTAAAGATTCTTTTAGCTTTAGGTTTAGCTGCTTCTTTTCTGCTACTTTCTGTTTAGTTTTGGCTGCACTTAGTTTGAGCGCACATTTTAATTGGCACGCAGACTGAATTGAGTTGCTAGGTTCAAATTTTTTGCCGCAGTTTTTGCACTTTTTCATAATTTAGTTAATAAATAGCTATAAAGTATTAAATGCAGGTATTTATAAGATAATTTCCCCATTGATTTGCCATAGCTTGTGCAATGCCTGGAAATGTTTTTGAACGAACTTTTGAACGCTCATCTGAACCTAATTTGAATGCATCTGCATACCACTTAGGCTGTCTTTTTAAAACACCTTTTTTGCTTATAAATTCTATTATTTCTCCTTTACTAGAATGCGTTACGGTATCATCAAACAAATTAGGTGCAGAATTATGATAAAGTGGTGGTAGATTCTTTAACCACAAACAAGTTGTTTTTTGAGCTTCATCGCCAAAATAATATGGTTGTATTACCTGGGTAGGTTTCTTATAAACTGTACTCATTATGCCCATTGGATTTTCAATTGCTATTCTTAGTATAGGAGCATTAACCATTGACATAAAAAAATCAATACCTTCTTGCTGCCGACCATCTTTGCGCTTTTGTTCAAAATGCCTTGCACCGCTTACTGCTAAATGTGTACAAGGAGGAAACGCAATCATAGCGTCCCAACCATCATTTATAATGTCAAAAACGTTTCCTTGATAATGCTTTGCGTTTGGGTTTCTATTTTCCTGCATATCGCAACTCCAAGCATCAAATCCTAATTGTTCAAATCTTTCTCTAACTTCATCGCTTTCCTCACAAGCTATTAAAATTTTTATTTTGTTTGTCATAATTTCTTTAATTCCTCATCCAATCCTTCTAGCACCTTATACATCGAATCTTGCAACTGCTCCCAATCTTTGCTTTTAAATCTGGCATCGCTCAACAAGGTTTCATCAATTTGTTTAATGAAGTAATTAATCTTTGGTTTAGCCTCTTTAATCACTCCTATGATGTGCTTGTTGTCTATTGCATCTCTGCAACTCCAGACTGTCTGCATTGCTTCGCTCGCTGCCTTGCTGCACATATAAGCCATTAGTAGGTTTTGGATAATAGTTCGTTCTGATATTATTTCTTTGCTCATTGTTTTGTTGTTAGCGCATAGCCATTAGTTATAAACAATAAAAATTATTACAAGTTCCTCATATTAACAACACAATCAATTAACTTCTTAGGAGTATCTACATCATTTCTACCTTCAATTCTTGATTTTATATAATCAAAGATTTCCTTTTCTTCAACAGAAGTTAATTGATTGTTTATAGTTTCAATTCTAATTTCAAATCTTCTCCAATAAATTGTATCCATAATTTTTACAGTTTATAACAAGGTATATGTGAAATACCTCATAAAGTTTTTAATAATTATTTAAGTTTTGTGATAAGGTACTTCACATATACCCAACCGTTATAATAGCGTTTCAATTTTACTAATCCTATCTACAAAAAGTGCATCCTTGTAATCCAAATAATTCTGAATCTTAGTCCGAGCGTTCATTACAGTAGTATGGTCACGCCCTCCTAATCTTAAACCGATTGATTGCAGGCTGCAATAAGTATGCTTGCAGGCTAAGTAAGCTATGCAATGCCTCCACCACATTATCTCTCTCTTT